GCTATTCGCAAATTGCATATAAATTTAAAAAGCCTTACTTCGACATTACAAGAAGCATAACATGATCTACATAGTAGGCTTCATATTTCAGTTTAATTCACGCCCCAAACCAGTAAGTGGCGGTTCTATTCAAGAACGAATTGCGCTTGCGAAACGCGGAATAGACACACAAAAAACATCTTCTATGTTTGATTCAAAATTCATACAGGGTGATACTTATAAAGTAACTCGAATATTGAAAATCGTTGAAAATAATGAATCTAAATATGATTATCTATTTTCGAATATAACAAATACTTCGTTACCAGATATACATATAATGTTTAATAACAGTTCGACTGCAGATGATTATATTGCTGCGATGTCTGGAAAGACCCAACAATTAGCAAACGAACGTAACAGTATAAACGCTGCACTTGAAAATCCTAACGATTTTTAGTATTTGCCATATACTGAACTATTACTACCTTCGCGATTGTTATAATCCCATATTCTCTTAGATTCATCTTCCACGTTTTGATTATATTTCTTTGGAATTTCTGGGAAATTGGTTCCACCGGAAAGCTTACCATACATAGTCTCATCGGAAATTTGATCCATTCCTGGTTCGCGAGGAGCATCTGGTTGATAACTATAATCAAAGCGCTTAGCGTGTAATATCCAAACATAGTGGCCTTGCAGCATATTGTAGTTCATTGTAAGATTTTCATCTCTACGTTCGGTTATTTCATATACAGCGGCACCTCTCGTGAGTGAGTCGAATGTCACTGCATCATCATATGCAGAATAGAATCTTGAATCTGTCTTGCAATCAATACTGCTAATAGGATTTACTATACCATCAGCACATAATAAATCTAAGGGATTGTTAGCAGCTATACCAGAACATGATGTTGTTTCACCAACAAGAAGATTCAAATCATCAATACTTCCAGGACGATCCCAACCCAATTCAGTCAATCTAATAAGATCACCGGCTTTCGGTTCTGCTGTATTGCTATTAAATGCTGCTCTGTATGTTAAGATTGGTATTATGAATGTTACATCGGCATCAGTACGTATACCAAACTTAGCCAATAACAATGAATCATTATTGAATTGCGCCATCATAATCATTGGCACTGGTGTTTTGAATGGTGCTAGGGGCTGTTCGCCATAAAAGGAGTCATGTGCAGATAGACGGTAATCATATACAAAGTAATCTATGTATGTACCGTATAATTGATTCAATTCATTCCACCAACTTTGGAACAGTCTACGTTCGTTCTCGTTGGTTGACTTGCGAGTAAATCTCAATCCTGCATTTTGTCCGGGTCCGCAATTCATTATTCGATTCCTTTAATAATTTTAGCATGTCCCTTTCTGAATGGACTTCTCTTCTTATACTTACGTTGTCCTGTGTGATGTGGTTTGAATAGATAATACATTCCTGGTTTGTATCGTATCATTTGGATACCAGTAGAACCTAAATGCTTCATTGGCTTGTTATCATTAGGAATGATAAACTGATATTTACGTGCAATGTCTAATACTTCTTTCTTGGAGAGTTTCCAAACACCACTTGGTGCTTTCTTGGCAATATCAACAGATCGACCGCTAGTATCCAATCCCTTGATCATCTGGGCCAATCCAGCAGGCATGTTTGTGGATGTCTTTTTTGCTTTATGGCTATCTGGAACCTGTCTTAAATTTTTACGATTACCACCACGCTCTTTGAATCTGTGTGAGTTTAACGTATCTTTAGGTATTTTCAATTTACCCAGCTTCTTTATATTTTCAGAAAGATATGTTACGAATGTTTCCATAGATCTCCCATTACCTTTCTGACCTGTGGTACATCTGATAATTCCAATTCACTTCTACCATCGAGAATGGATTCAATTTTTTTGATAAACTTTATGTAATAATATTTCTCAAGTAACTTGTATAAGATGTTCTCTGGTAAATGGTTATGATTACCATACACTTGTATTTCTTGTGGAGTCATGAATCTGTCGAATGACATCTGTCTTAATATTTTCGTATCGTGATGTATTGTGATTAATTGTTTCAGTAGATCTTCGATTTGGGATAATTTCTGCTTCATCAATAGTCTTAATTGCTTGATGTTTTTGGTATCGAGATTCTCCATCTCTTCCATATCAATTAAATCACGACGCAATGATCCTGTTGCAATATCAATACTCTTGAGTGTGTCTTGGAATTTTACTGTCCATTTTTCAATTTCAGGATCGTATGTTATTGGTGTCTTGATCCATTTATCATTGAGCACATCGTAAATGGCCTCTGCTTTAGTTTCATCATATTGTTTAGTTACGATATAATAATTTATTGGATGTGTTGTATCTGCAGCCATTTTACCGTTGAGGTATTTAAGTAGATGCATGATGTCTGCGGTGGCTATACTATCTACTAACTCCGGATCAACTTCTACAGTCACATCTATGTCAGTATGACGATCGTAGTTTCGTGTTAATATACTACCAATTACATAAAAATTTACCACAGGTAATACATTACGAATTTCATCAATATCTTTTAATATTTGAATCTTTACGCTATCGCGCAATGCAGGCAAGCCGGTTGTGCGAAACTGGAAAACTGTCGGATCTAAATCATTTTGAGTAAGATTCACAACCGATTCTAATAATTTACTTTGGACGATGTTATCAAATATATTCATAGTGCCTTTAAATTATTTATGAAATACCACGAAAAGAAAAGGCGTATAGTTGCCTATACGCCCGAACTTAATCAAATGGTTAATTTGTTTTTAGATGTTGTCAAATACGCCAGCACCTGTCTTGCCCATCGTTCCCTTAACCTCAGCCTTCTGAGACATCTTAGGACCAAATGTGGTCTTACGAGCCGCGCCTAACTTACCATCTGCTGCGCCCTTACCAGGTCCGCCTGTTGCGCCTGCTTTCTTGCCCGAAGACTTGAAAGACGACTTCACAACATTCTTCTTGGCTTGCATTGTCTTGGTTGCATCCTTCAATGGAGTCAACTTGGCCTGAACGGCTTCCGGTGTCAATTCCTCGGCGCCCTCTTCCTCTGCATTGGCTTCACCGGCTTCATCACCAGCTTCATCCATGTCAGCATCATATGCACCCAACTTCTCAGCGATCTCGGTTAAACGATCGATAAGCATACGAAGCTCGGTTGCAACATCCACTTCCTCAGCGGTGTCATCACCATCTGTAGAAGGGAAATCGCCCTGCTCGTCGTTGAACTCGCCGTCGCCGGTCTGCTCGATAGGGCTCTCATCACTCTCAAGGCCGTCGCCTTCTGATACAATCTGTTTCTTAAATAAACTGTCAAATCTGCTTTGTGGTAACATATTAGATAACTCCCGTGTTTGTGTTGCCTCGGTCTTAATTTTGCCATGACCTGGGTTGATCTTCGCATCGCCTTCTGCTGGTTTCTTAACGCCAGTCTTCTCTGGTCCACCCTCTTTGGTTTTCTTTAGATCACCCATAGCGGACGTACCGGGCTTCATATTGGTACTTACTGTACCCTCTTTAGCCTGCTCCATAACTAATTCATATGCTGTCAATATTCCATCTTTCATAAGTTCTCCTTTTCATTAAATATTTATACAATTTATGTATATTTTCTAAATAATTACATCCATTGCAATGCCTGCAAATAAATATTTATGGAAAATGGAAATAAATCTATATGAAAAGAGACACAACACCGAGTATCAATAATGATGATCTTGATTATGATCAAACATATTTGAGAAACAAACGACTACCGCGTCCAGATGCTCAATTTAATTGGACACCAGAGATGGTAGCAGAGATAAAGAAATGTACAAATGACATACATTACTTCGCAGAAAACTATTTTCATATCGTAACGTCCGATGATGGTAAGCAGAAGATTGATCTATATCCAGCACAAAAGCGTGCATTGAAGGCATTGCAAAAATACAGATTCAATATTATTAATGCATCTCGTCAATCGGGCAAGACCACGCTTATGACCATTTACGCGTTATGGATGACTTGTTTTGAAGAGTATAAACGTGTAGTTATTGTGGCCAACAAAGAAAATACCGCAATTATGATTTTGCGTCGCGTCGCATTGGCATATGAGGAATTACCTAATTGGTTAAAGCCGGGTACCGCACAATACGGCAAGAAAGAAATTATCTTTGGAAACCATTCGAGTATTGGTATTAGTACGACCACAGGATCCGCAGTTCGTGGTGATACATTGAATTGTATAGATGGTGAAACCATAGTTACCATAAGAAATAAACATACACATCAAATATACGATATATCAATGAAGGATCTCACACAAATTATAGCTAAGGACGGTGAAATAATAGATGGTGAAATTGTAGAATAAGTGAGCGACTTCATCAAAAATATAGCATTAAATACATAAGTATTTATATGAACAGAAATGATCCTAATATAAATCGAAAATACAATTATGTATATAAAATAACCAACAAAATTAATGGTAAAATTTATATAGGAGTACATCGTACGGATAACATAAATGACAATTATATGGGCTCTGGGAAAATAATTAAAAGATCACAAAATAAACATGGCATTGAAAATTTTTCAAAAGAAATACTATATCATTTCAATACATATAAAGAAGCATTAAACGAAGAACGCCAAATAGTAACACCCGAATTCATCGAGCGCGATGATAATTATAATATAAAAGAAGGTGGATTTGGTGCGTGCCGATGGTCTTCCGATGTAATTGAACATCTGACACAAAAAGGAAAAGATCGTTGGAATGATCCGATATTTATTGAAAAAATGATGATAGCATTAAGAAATGATAAAC